AAATTGGGTACCCTCAAATGGTGCGTCTTTGATTTGTTTAATGGTATCAAGAACGATTTTAGCAACCAATTCTTGTGAGATTTCGGATTTAACGATTTGCTCAAGAGTATCAAAATTAGGGGTAGATTGATATTTCGCATGATACTCCTTTGTCATCTGCAAGATGATTTTAAAGTACTTATTGTCAAAATAAGCACTTTCAATAACATCCATAATTGATGTTGAAAATTCTTTATCTACAATAAGTTGGTTTAAAAGTTGTATCTGGAAAGTGTTTCCTAAGTAATCAAAATTCTTGTTCATATGTCGTTTTTGTAATCCCCTGTTTTATTAAATATTTACTTGTTTAGGTCAACGCCCAAATATTCAAAACTTAATTTTGAGGATGAAAAAATGTCGGTAAGTTCGCGAAGAACATCTTTTAAAAATGGTCGCACGTCAACCGTATAACGAACTTTTGGTGGGAATGATTTTCCATCAAAATATCTGTGACAAATTGTCTGTTCACCAATTCTTACATAAAGGTTGAATTGTTCACTACCTTCAGTAAATGATGTGTCCATAATTGATGGGTCGTTAACAATTGCTTCTTTGTTATCAATCATATAGATAACAGTTTTCATCTTTAAGTGATATTGAAGTTCTTCCTTCAATTGTCTCATAAAGTAATACAATTCCAACGAATTTTTTGCCTCAGGATTGAACCCTCTAACGTTAAAGAATCTCTGAACTACGATGTTGTCATTCAACGTCAATAGGAATTCCATTTTGGTGCTGTCTTGCTCTTTCATAATTTAATTTTTGTTTGTTATGTTTCTTTTTTCTTTTCTTGTTAATTTCATAAATGGTTTGAGGAAGTTGACCCAAGCTTCATCATTCTTGGGTAGATACTTAAAGAGACCATCCTCCATCATCATTCTCATTAAGTTTTTGTATCCCCTATCTGTAGGGTCTATACTGTCTGTCAATATCTGTTCCACCAATTCTTTTCCGTCATCTGTTATTAAAGGATTACCAAGGTCTACAATAGTTTTATTCGTAAGGTAAAACTGTTCTCCAAATATAGTTGATTTTGTCTTACCTTCCAAAAGATTAACCAATGTTTTTATGGGTTTCTTTTGCGGGATATTTCGTGCATAATCCAAAATTTCTTCAATAGTGCATGGTTTCTCCTGCACCTGAGGGAAATATTTGATTAATGTTTTTTCCCCAAGTCCTTCAATTCCACTGATGTTATCGGATTTGTCTCCTGTAAAGATTTTAGTTAGCAATACATTATAGTGGGGGATATCAACCTTGTTGATTGTTATCATATCCCCATTCTTAAAATATTGTTTTGATATTGGTGAATAGATTGTAACTCTTTCCGAAATAAGTTGGGTAAGGTCTTTGTCCGCAGAAAAAATAATAATATTTTCATCTTTAGATATTTTACAATAATAAGCAATGAGGTCATCCGCCTCGTTACTAACCATCTCAACCTGACGAACAAATATTTCTTCCAAGTATTGTTTAACACGAGACTTTTGATACAAATACGATTCGTACTTGTACTCATTCATGTCTTGTCGTCTGTTTGCTTTATATGGAGGGTATATAGATTTTCTGATAGATGAGTTTGAATCCCCATCCCAAAACACCACAACTTTGTCATGGTTATGTTCTTCAAGGAATTTGCGGAGTATGTTCACAAAGTGAAATACTAGTGAAATACTCCACCCACATGAGCTCCGTCGTTATACACGTCTTTTGCTCCGTGGAATCCTATCTTGAATAAATTATCTCCGTCTACTAATAATGTTTTAATCACAAGGTGTGACTTAAATGGTGAACAATATACTAATCCTCTTTCTCTTCTTTTAAATCAAAATCTAAAGATGTAACTCCAAGAATATCTTTCCAATAGTCAGCATATTCTTTTTTGTACGATTCAATAGATGCCTTTTCTTCCGAAGCTTCTTTTCCTGCTAAGAAACCGTGTGGTGTTACGATTATCTTTCCGTCTTCATAACCCAATCCATTGATGTGGTTTTTCATAACAGAAACTTTTGTTCTAATCGCAAACTTAACGCTTCTTTTGTCTTTTGTTGCAGTAATCTTGTTTGTTCCCGCACCTTTTTGATTACCAAATAAAAATACCAATGATGAGTTTAACCAAATGGCTTCACCACCTTTAGCTTTAATCTTTGGTTGACCGAATGGATTGTCAGGTAACTCAACCCAAGGTTGGTTAACAATAACCAATGTGTTTTCGTATTTTGAATCAGCTTTACGAGAACCTGAAATACGTTGGTTGATACCCATACCAATTTTGTCCGCAAGTGTAGATGCGTTGTGTTGTTTACCACCTTTACCTTCAAAGGTCATCTTACAAGGAACTGAACCAACAGAATCCCATAAGAACAACAAACTATAATCTAACTCACCTTTTTCTTGTGCATCTAACAAACTATTGATGTAATCTGTAATTTGTTCAATGTAATCAAAGTCATTGTTAAAGATGTAGAATCCATCCCAATCAACCTCACCTGTAGATTCATCAACAACTTCTTCACAATCAAAACCCATAAGTTTTGCGTGTTCAAAAGACCACTTTTGTTCTGTGATAATGAATACAGGTAAAATACCTTTCTTCTGAGCATCAACGGCAGTTTTAACCAACGCTGTAGTTTTTCCTGTATCTGAGTGACCCAAGAACATATTCAAATGTCCGATTGCGGGACCAGGTAATCCAACCGCATCTAAGAAATCTTGACCTAAGTCAAAGAATCTTTGGGGTTTGTATTTTGCAGAAGTTGAGAATTTCTTCTTAACTGAACTGAAATCGTTTTTCTTTATTGCCATAATGATATAAATTAATCATGCATGGTACCATACAAGATACCATACATGATGTGTTTTGTTTTATTAGAAAGGTAATTCTGTGTCAACCTCGTCATTTGCTTGGGGGTCAACAATAGGTGTTTTTGTTTCAGCTTTTTTAGCTCCACCCATAGATGTTGTAGATTCGGTATCGTTACCGTATACATAACCACCTTTATCACTATCCCATTTTGGAGTTTCTCCACGAGCGATTGCTTCAAGATAGTCAACAGGTTTTTTAGAATATACGTCCAACCAAGTCAACTCGTCATTAATCCAAGAATCTCCTTGAACTTTTTCTTCGTGTATTGCAGTTGGGTCGTCATACATAATAGTAGATACACTTGTGTATTCTTTACCTGCAGGTGTTTTAGATTTTGTCAATTCAATGATAAGGTCACGTCCTTTTTCAGGGTCAGTGATATCACCTTTGTTTCTCCAAATTGGAATGATTTTGTCCAAGATACCATCGTTCTTGTAATTGTGTTTAAATCTCCAAAATTTTGGACCGTCTTCTTCTCGGTCTCTGTCAATAACTTTTACGATATAGAATTTACGAGACTTATATTGTTTCGCCAATTCTTTATCAGATTCTTTACCTGTTGACATCAATTCTTCATAAACCTCATTTAAAGGAGAACGCTCATTGTCATTCTTTCCTGGGTCATAGAATTTTTGCCATTGTCCACCTACTTGGATTTCGTGATACCAAGCTTCTTTAAATGGTGAAGAACCATCTGGTGTAGGTAGGATACGTACTCTACGTTGTCCTGATTTCTCTTTATCTCCTAAGATTAAAGCGAAATACTTTTTCATTCTTTCGTCTTGCGACATTTTGCTTTGGGCCCCGCCCCCTTGTTGTGCCTTTTCGTACTGTGCCAATACGGCGTCTAATGAACTCATCATGTTTTTTATTGTTTAAATTGTTAAGTTGTTATGTAAATATAATCTAGTTTTTTGGTTTTGTCAAATAAAAAAGACCACCTTTTAGGTGGCCTTCAGTTGTAAGTTATTTAATATTACTTGTATTGAAAATCATCTTTAAATCCGTTTCCTTGGAAAGAACTTTTGATGTCGTTAACATTAATATCGGTTACATCGTCAGGAGTTAAAACATAATCATTTTTTCCCGTTTTTTCCATTTCTTCTTGTTTGTCATCAAAAAATTGTGAAAGTTTTTGATTAAATGGATATGAATCATAACTTCTTAACTCTAACTTTTCTTGAGGTGTCTTTTCTCTATACTTCTCAATTTTGTTTTCAAGAGCATTAAGTTTGTTCATAATTGCATCCATCTCACCTAATCTTGATTCCAACTTATTTAATTGACCAAATAGATTTTCAAAATAATCGTCTTGTTTAGATTGGATATCTTTTTGTGTTGTAACCAATTCTGTAATATCTAATTCTTCTGAGTCAGATGATTCATCTTTCTTTTCATCAGAATTTCCCTCATCATCAATTTTTTCAACATCAGGGTCATTCTCAACGTCAATTGGTTCTGAACCTGCTGGTTCCGCTGGTGGAGGTGGAGGAGTTGTTGTTACATCTGCGGGAGCAGGAGGAGGGGTCGCCCCTTCTTCAGGTGCCAAAGCTCCTAAATCAGGTGCAGCAGCATCTTGTTCAGTTATGTAGTTATTGATACTTCTGTATCTTTGGATTTCACTCAATATTTTTTTATCTAAACTCATTTTGTTATCCATTTAATAATTGTTTTATACCATTAGCAGTTTCAACTCTAACTTTTCTGTTGGCGGTTGTTTGGTGTCCAGCTCTTTCAATAAGACCGTCTCTTTCTCTTACGGTATAACAATCTCCTGTATCTAAGTCACAAACTTGTTTAGTTCCGTCACCGTTATCTTCTTGTGAGAATCTTGTTGATTTACCAAGATAGTTGTCTAATGCTGATTTAATATCCATAATAATGTTTCTATATAAATATATGATTAGTTTATAAAGTGAATGGAGGTCCAGTCACTGTTTGAATTAACACTTGACCATTTGGTGGTGAAGTATATCCATATGGTGTATATTTCACAACCAATTTAAAAGTTCCTTTACCTGAGATTTGACAAAGGTTAGTGTATTTGGTATCTATACCGCCTTCTACGTTAGCCGACGCTCTATTTCCATTCGCATCTTCAAAATATCTATCAGCATAATTTTGTTCACTAAATGATGATATATTAAATTGGAAAGTAATATATCCACTGTTATCAGGTTTTTTTACGTTAAAATATTGCCATCCGTTTCCTTGTAATGTAGGACTTTCACCTAAATAAGTTATTGACGATGGAAGAGGGGCAAATGTTGGTGTTGTTGAAGGTGTTGGTGTAAAGTTAAAATTAAACGATTGCGGTACGTTTTGAGGATTTTTAACTTTATCCGTAGGAATTGCAGTAACTGTAAATTTAAGGTTAACCGTTTGTCCATATTTAACAGGAACTGTTTTAAACTCAGGTATTGGGTTATTAACCAATATGTCCGCAACATTATTATAAGTTATGTTAAATGTGTTGTTTGACACGTAACCTAAAATTGACGTGGTAACAGTTCTGTTTAAAGTCTGTGTTCTAACGTTATTTACGATTGTGTTATCATAAACCGAAACAATCATACTCACTTCATTTTGTAGTGTCCAAGTGTTAAGTGCTGCAGCATTAGGGTTAACCGTAACAGTTAAATTTAACGTCGTTCCATTTGAAGTTGTTTGTGTTGCCTCATCTAAAGTAACTGG